GCCCCTGCGCGTCGAAGAAACTCGCCTCCTCGCGCAGCACCACCGGGCCTGCCTGGTCGTCCACCTCTTCAGCGTAGCGGCCGTTATCGCCGATAAGGAGTTGCCCCGTGAGCCTGATCTACGCGTATGCCGGCGACATCGTCAAGTACGAGGACACCGACGACGGCCTCATGGTGTACGGCAAGGCCACCGGCCCCGACCTCGACCTGGACGAGCAGATCTGCGACCCCGGCTGGCTGCGCAAGGCCATGCCGGAATGGATGGAGTACGGCAACGTCCGGGAGATGCACGGCCCCGTCCTGGCCGGGGTCGGCAAGGAACTCTCCGCGCAGGGCGACGACTGGCACCTGAAGTCCAAGTGCATCGACCCGACCGCGGCCACGAAGATCCGCGAGGGCGGCTACAAGGGCTACTCGATCGGGATCCGCAACGCCCGCGTCGTCAAGGACGCCCAGGCCCCGAACGGGCGCATCGTCGGCGGCACCATCGCCGAAATCTCGTACGTGGACCGGCCGTGCAACCCGACCGCGAAGATGGCCATCTGCAAGGCCGCCGCCGGCGGCCAGCTGGTGCCGGTCGACGCGGGCGGGAAGATGCTCGACACCCCAGCCCCCGCCGCGTCGGCGGGTGTGGACCTCGGCCAGGACGTGGGGCCCGACGGGCAGATCGTCAAAGCGTACGGCGCCGCCACACCACCGGCGGCACCGGTGGTCAAGGACGTCAACACGGCCAACCCCGGCGGCGGGAAGCCGAAGGGTAAGAAGGGCAAGCAGAAGACCAACCGGTACGGGCCGCTGCCCACGCAGGCCGCGACCGGTGACGGCGGCGACCCCGACGTCGTCAACCCATCCGCGAACGGTCCCCTCGCCGCGGTGTCCCCATTCGGCGGCACCGTGAAGAACGTCGATGTGGAGCTGACGAAGCGGGACTACACCCAGGATCAGCGTGACGCGATGGCCGCCGACGGCCGGGCAATGCCCGACGGGTCGTTCCCCATCGACACCGCCGACGACCTGGACAACGCGATCGGCTTGGCCGGTAACGCGTCGAACCCGACGAAGGCCCGTAAGCACATCAAGCGTCGAGCGCGTGCGCTCGGTATGCAAGACCGCATCCCCGACACCTGGTCGACCAAGCTGGTCAAGGGTGTGGGGGCCGCGGGCATCACCCCGGACATGATCAAGCTAGCGGTGACAGAGGCCACGAAGGCGCTACAGGACAAGCTCAACGCTGTCGAAGCGCAGTTGGCGAAGGTCGCAGCGACACCGATCCCCGGTGGACCTGTCCTCATCACCGGCGCCACCACACGCGCCGCCCAGGACCCGGCAACCACCAAGGCCGCCCAGTACCGGGCAATGGCCAACGCCAGCACCGACCCCGCGGTCGCGGCAGCGTACCGGGACCTGGCCAAGCGTGAGGAACGCGCCCTCCCATAAATCGCCTGGGAGGCGAACCCCATGCCCATGATCGGAAACTTCATCACCGGCGACGTCGAACAGCGCCCCCCGGGCGGCATCCTGTCCGAACTGTTCGGCGACGCACCAACCCGCGCCGACCAGGCCGAACGCCTGGAGGCGTACAAGTCCGCCATCAACGGCTCCAACAGTGAGGTCGACCGCGGCGAAACGTACCTGTCCTTCGCCGACGGGAACAACGGCGCCACGTGGCGGCTGCTGAACAAGGGCCAGCGGCCGCGAGCGCGCATGGAGCAGTTCGACCGCCTCGAGAAGGCGCTCACCGCCGACCAGACCGCATCGCTGGGCCAGGACCTGGCCGCGATGCGCAGCTTCCTGCAGAACGAGATCCAGAAGGACTGGACGCCGTCCAACCCGGTCGGTGGTACCGGTCTGGTCCCGTACGACCTGGAAGGCCCGGCGAAGCAGCTGTGGCCGCGGGACACGTGGCTGCGTAACACGACGCCACGGGTCAAGGGCCAGGGCAACGCGCGCAAGTTCAAGCGCATCATGTCGATCACCAACGCGGGTGTGCCCGGTGGCGCGGCGACGCTGGCGCCGTTCTTCAACTCGCTGACGGCGACCAGCACCTACGGTGGTACGGGGAACCTGACCCTGGCCCGCCCCCAGAAGATCAACTACACGGGTACGGACAACACCGTCGCCTACGTCGAACTCGGCTTCTCCGACTCGGTGGAGTGGATCGCCCAGTTCCAGGGCCTCGGCTTCGACGACCTGCGCGCCCTGTCCCACACCGCACTGCTGTGGGCGCACCTGCTCGGCGAAGAGCGGGCCATGCTCTACGGCCGCGGGGCATCCGGCAACGGCTACGAGGGCGCCGTCACCACCCCGTCGGCGCCGGTCTCGGCCACCGGTGTCGCCACCGGCGGGTCGATCGGCGCGGCCACCTACACCGTGTACGTGACCGCGAACACCGGCTTCGGTGAGACCGCGGCCAGTGCCGGTACCGCCACGGCGGCCCTGTCCGGCTCGACGAACGTCATCAACGTGGTGCTCAACTCGGCCGAGCCGACCGGCACCATCAACTACAACGTGTACGTGTCCACCGCCGGCACCATCGGCACCGCCAAGTTCCAGGGCACGTTCGCCGGCACGTCGTTCACGCTGACCACCTTCAACGCGGCCGGCGCGGTGTGCGCCAACACCGACACCAGCTCGCAGGCCAACGGCTACGACGGTTACCTGTCGGTCCTGTCGGACCCGACGATCAGCGGCTACCTGTCCCGGCTGAACGGCAAGTTCTCCACCACCAACCCGGGCAGCGAGTTCGACACCGCCCTGGCCACCATGTGGACCAACAACAGCGCCGACCCGGACGAGATCTGGCTGACCGGCGCCGCGCGTGCCGAGCTGAACCAGCTCATGCGTATCGGCGGGGCCTCCGGCGCGTCGTCCGGGTACCGCACCAACACGGTCACCGGCGACGGGTCGGTGACCATGTCCACCACCGTCACCGGCTACGTCAACCCCGCCTCGTCGAAGGTCCTTGATGTGCGGGCCCACAGGTACATGCCGATCGGCGCATGCCTGATCCGCTCCACGTCGCTGCCGATCCCGGACAGCAACATCACCGCCCCCACCGTCGCGGTGAACGTGCAGGACTACATGGCCGTCGACTGGCCGCAGATCCAGATGACCTACGACGCGTCGACGTACCAGATCGGGACGCTGGTGCACTACGCACCAAGCTTCTCCGGCCTGATCCTCGGCATTCAGTGACCGGTACACCCGAGGCCACCCGCTACCTGGCGGGTGGCCTCGGGTGGCGCGAAGGAGACCCTGATGATCCAACGTCTGCTGCGGCCAGAGTCCCCGACCGGTTCCCCGGGCAACGGGATGGCGATCCTGCAGGACACCCCGTTCGACCCGAACGGGGTGCAGAACGACGCGAACCTGTGCTCGACGCTGATCATCCAGCCGACGATCGTCGGCCAGTACGGTGCGCCCGCGTCGGTAACCCCACGCAAGCTCACCCGCGCCGGCCTGGTCGCCCTGGTCGCCGCGATCAACACCTACTACGGCACCACCCTGTCCGCCGCGAACCTGGACCAGATCAACACCCAGCTGGCCGGCGGCCTACAGGCCATCATCACCCCCACCTACGTACAGATCGGGGTACCGCCCGGTGGGGCCTCGGCGATCGCGACCACGTTGGCGGCACTGCTGACCGCCCCGAACCTCACGCCTGTTCCGGCGTTCAACTAGGAGGCCCGATGCGGGTACCCGCCGAGGACATCAAACAGGTCCAGCACGACATCAACGGCGTGCGCTACACCGCCCGCGACGGCTGGTTCAACATGCCCGACGAGCACGCCCGCATCCACCTGGCCGCGGCGAACATGCCGACACCGAACCTGGCCCGCGTCGGCCGCGGCCGAGTCGGCTACCGATGCGCAAGCTGCGGCTTCGGGTCGTTCTTCGCCACCTGTTCCCGCTGTGGCGCCACCTGTGAAAGGGAGTCCTGACGCATGCCCCCACGCACCCGCACCACTGAGCCGAAAGCGGCCGCCGAGGCGGCACCGGCCGAGCCGGAGATGGAGCAGATCGACCCGGCGGCCGAACACGCCGTACGGCGGCTGTGCCACGCCATCCACCACCGCGAGCCGGTCGACTTCCAGAACCAGGCCATCCCCGACTGGGTACAGCGCATCATCGTCGAAGAACTGACCACCACCCAGGAGCTCGCCAAGGTGGGCAAGGAACCGCCCCTGTGCGAGGAGTGCTTCCCGCAGGGTTGGGCCGGGCTGCCGGACGGCGCGTACGCGCCGGGCTGCCAGCACGGATCCTGGCACCACCCCGGCCGCATGCCCGGTGTGAAAGTCCTCGACGGCGAGCTGGCCCCCGAGCCGGTTGCGGTAGCGGCGGACGCCGAGGGCGGCTTCGACCTCGGCGAGGACATCACCCTGCCCTGATGGCCGTCACCACCTTCACCATCGAACCGCCGACACTGAAGTGGGTGATCTCGATGGACGTGGTCCGCGTCGACGTCAACTCCCTCGAGCAGGTCACCTTCTCCGTGTTCGCTGACACCGCCGGCACCGTGTACAACCCGACTGTCGCCACCGCCAGTGCTGCGTTCATCCCGAGCTCGGCGAAGCCGGCGTCAGGGGACTGGAAGACGTGCACCTGGGACACGTCCCTGATCGGCACGTACCGGGCAGCGTGTCTCATCGGCACCGGCGGGGCCGTCGCCCTGCCCGCCGGCGAGTACTACGCGTGGCTGCGCCTCGTCGACCCCGGCGGCGAAACCGTCATTCGCCAGGTTGGGCAACTCATCGTCCAGTAGGGGGTTGCCGTGGCCGCATCACAGATCGTCGGTACCACCAGCCAGCAGCGGATCACCCCGTACATCTCCGTCGACATGTTCAAGCACCACCGCCGCCGCGGCGTGCAGGTCGACAACCTCGTACCCCGCGGCACCCCCGACGAGCAGGATGCGGCCCTCGCCGAAATCATCGAGTCCGCGTCGGTGTGGATCGACAACCTGATCCTGCAGGTGCTCGCCGCCACGCAGGACACCGTCCTCGAACGGGTCAACGTGAACCGGCGCGGCTACGCCACCATCCACCCCCGGTACCGGCCAGTCATCGCCCTGACATCGTTCGCCTGCGGACCGACACCGAACACGCTGCAGACCTACGCCGACCTGACCGGCTGCGGGGTGGAACCGAACCGGATCACCGTACCCACACAGCCGTGGGGCCTGACCACATCGCAGGGGCCGCTGCAGTTCGGGGCCGTCGCCGCGCCGATGGACCAGGCCTGGATCCAGTACACGTACCAGAACGGCTACCCGGTCACCACGTTGACAGCACCGGTCGCGGCGGGGGCGACGTCGCTGCCGCTGGCCGACACCACCGGCATCGTCGCCGGACAGACCCAACTGACCGTGTACGACCTTCAGCGGCGGGTGCGGTTCACCGCCGGCACCGTGTCCACCGCCCCGACCGGTGGGGTGGGCACCGGCCCCGGCACCGTCGTCTGCCCAGCCCTGCCGTATGCGCTGCCGAACTCCGGCAACTACCCCACCATGGTCAGCGCCCTGCCACCGGACGTCATCGAAGCCTGCGTGCTGGTGATCAGGGCGATGATCAAAGAGACCGGTGGGAGCAACCCGGAAAACCAAGACGCCGGCGAGGATTACATCGAGGCCGAAGCGGTCATGCACCCGTACCTGGTGCCGGTCGAGTAGATGGCCACGAACCCGGGCGGCCAGCACCGGCGGCTGATCCGCACCATCATCGCGCAGTGGTTCACCGCCCAACGGATCATCGGCCTCGACCACGTGTACCGGTCCCTGCCCCCGGACTGGTACTTCGAGCTGTACCGGCGCGGCCAGGCCGACTATTCGTGCCTGGCCGCCGTCGTCATCCCCACCGACTCGGAAGACTTCACCGCGTTCTCCGGCCCCACCTCCCCGGGCGGTGTCACCATCCACTACCCGGTTGAGCTGCACATCCGGCACCGCTCCTACACCCCGGGTGAGCAGGACTGGGCTGACGACGAGGACGACTACGACCGCATCTACGACGCCCTGAAGGACTGCCTGCGCGCCTCCGGTCGGGCGCTGGGCCGCCCCGATGTGGTGTTGCAGGCCGGGGTGTGGCCGCGTCAACGCGGCAAGGTGGGTCGGCACACCGGGCCGGTGATGGTGGCCGCGTCCGCGGTTGACCGGGCCGGGGTGCTGATGTTCACCGTCACCCAGAACGTGCTGCTGCCGTAATGCCCCGGGACCGTGACGGGGATCCCGGGCAGGATCAGCGGTCGCGCCGACGTGGCCGCCGCGGGGGCCGTCGGGGTGGTGGCAACCTCTTCCAGGGCGGTCTGCTCGGCGGGGCGCTGCTACGCCACCGGCGCCGCCAGCAACAGCAGGCCCGGGCCGCGAAGAACGCCAAGGCTGGCCACCATCACGGCGCGAAGGGCGGCGGCCACCACCGCCGTGGCCGTCACCACCGGGCCCGCCATCCGCGGCACCTGCGTCACCTTGCCCGCCACCCGGTGGCCCGCCACACCACCGTACGCACCGGCGGCTCCCGCGGCCCGGTCGCGGCGATGGGCACCAACTTCGGGGCCACCATTCTCGCCCCGGCCCGCGGCGCGTCCCGCGGCCGCCTGGGAATGATCCGCGCCGCGCGCGTCAAGTCCGGCCGCCGCCTGTAGCAAAGGAGCAACTCCCTTGGCCAAGCAAGGGCCGGCCCCGGCCGGCGACTCCACCACGCCCACCGACGAACTGACGCGGGAGCAGCTGCTCGCCCAGGCCGAAGTCGACGCCTACGCCCGGGCCGGCCACGACAAGGCCGCCGTCAACGAACCGACCGAGACCCCCGGGGAGTGACCTGTGGCCACACCAACTACCTGGCCCTCAGCCAAAGCCTTCGTCGGCTGGGCGAGGGAAACCGTCGCCCAGGGCACACCAACCACCCCGATCACGTGGACGTACCCGCTGTCCGCGCCGCTCACCGTCAAAGACAACCCGGTGTACCTGGTCGACCCGGGCATGCGTAACAGCATGGTCGACGAGCACGGGGTGGTGCAGGGCGTCTCGTCGGTGTCGTTCTCGATGCAGGGCTGGTGCTACTTCGACGGCATCGGCTTCCTGGTCAACAACATCCTGGGTGACATCACCACCACCGGCGCGTCCGCCCCGTTCACCCACGCCATTTCCACCCTCAACTCCGGCACCGGGCAGCCCGGGTCGCTGACCCTGGTGGACTGGCAGGGCATGCCCGCCACCAGCTCGGCCCGGCAGATCCCCGGGGCCTGCCTGTCCCAGCTGGTGCTCAAGGGCAACGCCGAGTCGTCGGTCATCGAGTTCACCGCGACCGGGATCGCCTGGCCGTCATCGGACCTCGGCTCCGCACCCACCGCCGCGCCCACCGCGATCCCCGGTATCGCCGCGTGGCGCACCGCCCTGGGCCTGGCCGGTCCGGCGTCCGGCGGCACCCAGGTGAAGACCGCCCGGGAGTGGACCCTGACCATCGACCGGAAACTGCGCGCCGAGTGGACCCTGCAGAACGCGCAGACTCCGTTCATTGTGCAGCGCGGCGCGGCCCGGGCCGCCGGCACCCTGCTGGTGCCGGTACCGGCCGACGAGACGATCCTCAACTACTACCTGAACAACACCCAGCCGCAGCTGCAGCTGCTGGTATCCAACGGCCTCGGCGGGGCGAGCCTCGCCTCCCTGCAGATCGACGCCCAGGTCGCCGCGTTCAACTCCGGTGAGATCGTGCGCAACGAGGAAGCCGCCGGCTACAACATGGCGTACAAGTGTGTTTCGAACTCGACGAACGCCGGGGCGTCGGGTGGCCTGTCCCCGCTGAAGATCACCCTGCAGAACGCGGTCGCGGCCGGCACCTACTGACCCGCCCAGAAAGGAACTGTCCACTGTGGACGAACTGACCCTGCCCCGACTCGAGCTGCCCAACGGCGGGTCGGTCGACTTCAACGACCCCGAGCAGCTACGCGGCCGCGACGCCGACCGGCTACGCGACGCCATGGCCAACTCCCGCACCGCAGGTGCTGCCACCACCGCCGTCATGCAGACCGCCGCCGAGATTCTCATCGCACGGTGGGACCTGCCCGGCCTGCCGAACCTGCCCGTGCCCGCGGACCAGCCCGCCATGTGGGGCGAGCTGCCCTGGCGTACCGCGAGGGCCATCGAGGACCACATGGCCCTCGCGGTGTGGGAGATTCTCGGCCTTCCCCTCCCGCCGCACCTGGCCGCAAAGAAGGCCGCGGCTGGCGAAGTGGTGGACCCTCAGCCGCCCGCCAGCGAATAAAGGCCCTCCTGGCGGGCTACCCACCCGAAACCGTGCGGCCGGCGACCACAGCGCAGGACAGGTGGTGGGAGCAGGCAATGGTGTGGACGAAGGTCGCTGACCGGACCGGGTGGCCGCCGCAGGTGCAGGATGAGCTGCCCTGGCGGTACCGGGACAACGTGCTGTCCTGCTTCGGCCTGCTCGACGAGGTCCGCGCCGAACGGGCCCAGTCTGCATCGGTGCTGCCTACCCCATGACCACCATCACCTTCAGCTACGAGATCGGTGGCACGAAGGAATGGGGCGCCAAGCTTGAGGAGCTTGCGCTGCGCATGGCTGACAAAACGTGGGAGGCCACCCGCGACGCCCTGTACACGCTGCAGCGGGCCGAGCAGACCCTGCTGAGCCTGTACCCGCACCCACCCGGCACACCCACCCCGTCCCCACCGGGTTCCCCGGTGGGTCTGATCAGCGGGCACCTGCGCCGCGGGGTGAACGTTGACGGGCCTTGGCAGATCAGCCTGTCCGAAGTGGAAGGCTCCATCGGCCCGACCGCGGTGTACGCCCGCATCCAGGAGCTGGGTGGCTTCACCGGCAAAGGCCACCGCACGTATTTGCCGCCGCGGCCGTACCACCAGCCCACCGTCGACGCAATGCTGCCGGAGATCCGCCAGATCTACGTCGACGCGTGGGCGCAGGCCATCTACGACACGCTGCACTCGGGTGGGTGACCTGTGGCCGACGAGTTCCTGCCCCCGGTCGTCACCAAGCTCAAGGGCGACGTTCACGACCTGCTCGACGCGATCGCCGAAGCGAAAGCGGCCATGGCCGCCTACGACAAGCAGGTGCAGGACAACTCGGTCAAGTCCGCCGCGGCCACCGGCAAAACATCCGGCAACGCCCTGGTCGACGAGCTGCGCCGCGCGGTACGTGACGGCCGCCTTGCCGACCAGGATGTTGAAGGGCTGACGCAGCGGTTCAACTCCGCGTTCCGCAAGGCCGGCGCCGACGGGGCGGCCAGTCTGTACCAGGAGCTTGCGAAGGCTCTTGGTACCGGCGGGCTGGACAGTACAACTGGGCGGGCACTGGTCAACTCGTTCGACCAGATGGGTAAGACCGGCGCGATCGCGTTTAACAGCCCGTTCAAG